ACAACTGGATGAACTTATTAAATATAAAATAATGGCAACACTAAAAGAACTCAAAGAGCTATTGGCGGAGCAAAGTGCCGTAGATATAGCGATAGAGGTGTCCGGATTTACGGGCTTCCGGACGACCTTGTTAGAGGAGCTGACTCAAGAGGAAATAGATAAGCTCTATAACATACACGCTCCAAAGCCAGCGCCTACAATGGACGAAGAATTTAACGCGCTTAAATATGAGCTTGTCCTCAAAGAATGGCGCTCTAAAATCCTCGCTCTTGCAGAACGAGAGGGCATAAAAGAGCCTAAGAGCTGGCATAAATTCAATGACTGGATGATACTTTATAGCATCTATAAAAAGCCACTAACAGCACACAATATAGAGGAATTGAAAGAACTTTATAAACAGCTTAGAGGTGTAGAAAGGAATAATCAGAAATCCGCCGAAAAACCGCTAAATAAAGCGTGGTGGAGGAAAGCTGGAGAAATTAAAAATTTAAACTGATGAAAGCAGAATTTACAACACCGGAAATAGAGATACTGAAGCAATTTAACGCCATTACAGGGCGGAGGTTTAGAGAGACAAAAAGCAACCTCAAAGGCATCTCTGCACGCCTCAAAGACGGCTACACGGAGCAGGAAATCATCGAGGTAATCCAAGTGAAAACATTAGAATGGAAAAACAACTCCACCATGAGCGTGCACCTCAATCCGGTAACGATATTCCGCCCGAGCAATTTTGATAAATACATTAACCAAGTTCTAACGATTAAAGAAAACCCACAGCAATATGCCAAACATTTCCAACAAATTAACAGAATTGCAACAAGCGCAGCAGGCAATGATGCTACAATTAGCGACTTGTACGGATAGCAAAACTTTCAACAATATCCTTGCTAAAGCCGAACAAACGCTTACTATTCGGCAAAGTATTGAGAATGCACCACTTATAGCCAAACAGGGCGAAAAGAAAGATGTAATTAAGGAAATTATCCGAGTAATAGAGTTTTTCCTAACAGTTACAGGAAAAGAAATGGAAACCTTTCAAATTATTATAATGTCAGGCGACCTCTATGAGAAGTTTAAGAACGACACTTTAGAAGATATTATTTTGATGTTCAAAATGGCAAGGATGGGCGATTTCGGTAAGGTCTATAAGTTTGATACATTTATAGTAATGGACTGGGCAAATTCTTATTTAGAGCGAAAAAGCGAGGAACGGGAAAAACTACTCCGAAGTGCAAGACCCCAACCCAAAGAAGAATCTAAGGGCAAATATTTTCACGAACTTTCACCCGAGTTACAAAAGAAATTTGAAAGGTTTAGAAACCCGAATGTACAAAAGTTTTTAACCCCTAAAATAACCGACTACCTCACCGAACAAAAACACCGCGACCAAATTTCAAAAGCATTAGAAAATGATACTCCTAACCCCTAAAACCCCAGACCTTATAAAAATGGAAATTAAAACGCACATACCGCAAGTGGACATTATCCACTTCCTACAATGCAGAGGCTACGAAGTGAAAGGCTACTGCCTTGTTTTACCGCCGGAAGAGGGCTTTCTGATAGACGAACCAAGAACGGAGATATACACCTTTACGGCAACCAAAGAGGGCGAAGGACAAAGCCCCAATAACGAATTTTTAAAAGTCTTTGAAAGAGAAATTAAAGAAGTTTTAAAGGAATTTATGGAAGTTTAATTCTTTTCACTAAACCGCTTTGATATTCAAGGCGGTTTTTTTTGCATCTAAACACCACTTTGCGTGGTGTTTTTTAGTTTGTTATCTTTGCGTTATGAGTAGAAAAGAACGCATACGGCTTAGAAATCAGAAAGTTCGGCAGGTGTTTTACGAGCTTGAAAATAAGCACCCCCAGTGGAAGATTTCGGCATTATTGGAAGAAACAGCACGGCGTGTGCCGCCTATTTCCGCTAATACGGTAGCTGCTATTGTAAAACAATACGGCATTTATGCGGATTGATGAAAAAAAAATGTATATTTGCAGAACAATACAAGAAATACTTTTATTTAGTATAAAGATGCAGACGCGGTGAAATACCCAAGTCAGCCCTAAGCAAAAGCCTCTAAAATTAGAGGCTTTTGTCATTTTAATTTTTCTAATACTGAATAATCTCTTTTTACAATATTCTCTCTGGGAAGATATACAGCTTTTCCTTGATAATGGAAAAACATACCTCTGATTTTTGTACCTCTGGTTTTAGTTACTTTTCTTGATAAATTATTTGTTATTTCTGACCATTCAATGTTTTCGATAGCGTCTAAGTCCCATACAATATAGTAAGGCATTTTATGTGGATTGACAAATTTGTTTAGCATTTGTTTTTTTGCGTGGTCTATTTGAGTTATTATGCCATTGCTGCTTTTTATAGATTTCCTATCGCCTAATAACAAATCTCCTATCAAGTATTCCGGATTTGTAACATGTTTAACCTCTACATGTTCCCTAATATGAAAATTAAATCCTGTTTGTTTGGCACAAACTTCAGCTATGTATTTATTTCGATTAAAATCATTAGTGTCATAATTTGGTGCAAAGGTTACTTTCCCGTCTTTCTTTTGAGTACTTTCAAGCCAGCGTATTGCATTGTCCGCTATTTCTTTCTTCTCTTTGCCATTTAGTCCTTTCTCGTACACCGAGCCATTGAATATTTTTCCGCTTTGTGCGGGGTTGTTTTCGAATTCCAATTTCAGCTGCACGCCTCCGGGTACTTCTGTTGGTTCTTCGTCGGTTTGTATCACATTACATCTGCATCCCCAGTCCAGAGGAGGCAGGTGTGTTTTCCAAAACGGATCGTTGTAAGGTCGTACTACGCCGTCTAAAACCTTATGTTCCGGGCGCACACGACCATCCGCTACCGTTACAAATTTTACATTGGAGTATAGATCGGTGTCTCTCTCGAAGTCTTTCCATTTTCCTGCCATGTTGGCGTTGGCTACCGTCTGATGATACTCTGTTTCGAGCCAGCGTACATTATAGTCTCCACTGACTTTCAGAGCCTCGGTTTTGAAATCGTTCCAGCTTCTGAGCCTACCATCTTCTGTGGTTAAAAGTTCGTGCAGGGAATTTCTGAAGCTAGTTTCTTTAAAGGCTGAAAACTCGGCGATATTGGTTTTGAAAGCCTTTACCAGCTCTTTGTCGTACACCTCAAAATCTTTGGCATTATACCCCTTATCTATACCGGTAGAAAGCTTGTCAAAATATTTGTTCCAAAGTTTTTGGCGTATTTCCTCCGGCACTTCGTGTTCATCGAACAAAGCACGGCAGTACTTCTCCACGAGGCTGCTCAAACTAAAATCTGCTACCAGTTCCGTATGCCGGTGATGTTCCGGACAACACTTAGTGCGGTAGTGTAGCTTGAGCAGCCCTAAGGCTTTCCCTGCTTTTGCGGTGTACCCGGCGTAGGTGTATGCTCTATCTCCGAGCCGTAGGTATCTTCTAAATAAGACTGTTTCAAGATATACCCATTCCGAAGCAGCATATCGTCTATGAGCATTTGTTTTTCGGGGTCTTTGGTCTGCGATACTGCGATTTTGTAATTTTCGGGTATGGCGTAGCCAAAGAACCGCATAGCGGGCAAAAGTTTATCGTTAAGGATTGCCAGTATCTTTTTTTCGTCTGAATATACCAGTTCTTTCAAAGTATTTTCGTGGACTTCGCCCTGGGATTTGCTACTGCCGTTTTGCGTCGTCATCGTTTGGTGCAGTACCAAGATGGAAAGCTCATCATTAAGAGCTTGTAGTTTTTGGAAAAAGACCTGAAAGGCATCGGACTTTGAATTTTCTTTGATTTCTACCTCTGTACCCAATGGAAACACGCCATAGGTAGAGGAACCCATTTCTTCAAGCCACGAGGCGACTTCTTTCTTTACATCATCGCTTTGGCTGGCGATTTTGGCAATACGGATAGGAATACCGAAAAGCTCCTCGAACTCGTCCCAAGAAGCCCACGAGTGGCGTTTGAGAATGGTATAAGGCGCCGCCTTTTCCAATAAGCCCAAAGCGTTGTACATCTGCACCTCTATGAGGTAGTTCGGAAAATCCGAATAACTAAATCCCGAAGTGCCGTCAGTACCGGTAACAATGGTTTTGGTTTCCGGAATAACATTGCCACGCGGTACCAACTGCACAGATTTGATTTCGCCGTTTTGCACATTGTTCAGAAAGATAACGCCTGTGCCGTAATAAGCGGTTTCGTGGGCGTAGCGGATAAAATCTTCAAACCAAGATTTCTTGGTTATAAAAGCTGTTTCCTTATCTTGTTTGATACCATTTTCGTCGACAATGATGTAGTCCTTGTTGGTGCTTCGATAGGTTCGGTTTTCGGTAATACCCGTGAGCAATCCGTCGAGCATAATATCATCATACACTTCCTGTAAAAGCCAGTTGCTTGGGTTTTCCAAAGCATAACGCGTCAGTCTTGCGGACTGCCATTGGTCGAGTTCCTTACGCCAAATATTACGGTGCCGCTTGAGAATATCCAGCATAAATTGACTTACCTTGGCGGCATCTTTTTTAGTGTTGCCGCTGAGAGTTATTTTTCGTTTCAAAAGGTTTCCTGTTATCGTTGTCATTGTTGGAATAGTTTTTTTATCGTTTCGTCTATCTTGTTCGTTATACGCTCGGTTAGGTGTTTGGATTCGCCCATAAATTGTCTTTTAGGAAGATGCTCGGTGCCTTCGTTGTGATAGCGTGCATATTCCTTATAAGTGGAGAATATCACCGCTTGATTTTCACGACGGACGCGGAATGAGTTTTTAAGTTTGTCGCCTCCGGTATTATGCCCTACCAAAATGGCACGGTTAAGATTTTCTCTTCCGAATTTGGTAAGCTCTCCTTGTTTCCCCCTGCGGTTGGTTCTGTATCGTGTGAGGTCTCTGCCTTTGCGGTCGGTGGTTTTTCGGGTTTTCCATTTTTCCAGACCGTTATCCGCAAAGCCTTGTTCTCTGAAATTTTTTGCAATAAAATTCTTCCCCTCCACTTCTATTACAGAGAGGCATTTGTCGGGCAGTACTTCCGCTATATGTTTGAGCTTTGCTTCTAAATCTTTTAAGTTGTTTGCCATAGTGTGTTTGGTTTGGGTAAAATCTCCGCACTACCAACCGTTTTGGTAGGATTTTCGTCTGCCGAGTTTTAGAAATGGATTGTCATCCGGAATACCGTCTTCGTCTTCGTCTTTTTTGGGTAGGTCTGCCTTGCGGTTACCGCTTGAGATGTCCTCCAGCCATTTCATTGCTTCGTTGTAATCGGCAGGGTCAAGCACTCCCGGTTTTCGTCTTTTCATCAAGTGGTAAAATACCAATGCTTTGAGGTAGTATAGCACGGTTTTGCTTCGTGCCTCTCCCTCGGCACTGAATACCTTATCCGCATCGTAATAAGCACCGATATTGGTTTTTATGATGTCTATTTGCTCGGCGATAATGCCGTTGAGGGCTTCGTCTTCGGTAGCCACTAAAATATCGATAAAAGACTTAGGGGCATTAGTGGTTAAATCTTCTTTGGTTAAAAACATTATAATGTGATTTTTTGGTTGTTATACAATGGTTTCAGTTTTCGGTAGAGATTACAAGAAAATGTAAGGCGGTATTGAAACATGCCGTCCATCGTGTTGCTAATCACTTCGTCGCTTTCGAGGGTAAGCGTCCGAAATTGCTCGCCTCTTAGGAATTGCACCGCCTCGGCAATTCGGTCGATGAGATCTATTTCCATTAAGCCCTCCTCGCCGTCTTCCGTGTGCTGGTGTTGGTTTCGCCAGCCGTCGCGACAATAGAGGTCGATAAGGACCGTCGCCGTACCCTCTTGGTTTTGCTCCGTCATACTCTGCCACTGAATAGCATTTACGCTAATCAATGCGGATACAAAAAGATACGCAAAGCGGTCGCTGCTCATTTGGTTGCGTTGTAGATCCACCAGCTCTAATTCCGAAATGGGCATTAAGGCTTTTTTTACTTTAATAAATAGTTCTTTTCTGGGTGTCATTTTTGTTGTTTTTATAATCTACCTGCGGAAGCTCTCCGCCTTTTACCTATTAATGGTTTTCCGCTGCCTTTTTCCGGTGCCGTAAAGCCGTAGTATCTTTGGCAGTAAAAAACTGCCCTTTCCAAAGTATCCGGCGCATCATCGTTGGCGGTAGTGCCTTTCTCAAAGGATAGTACTTGGTTCATAAAAGCCTCGTAATCTTTCCCCGAAAGCGTTTCGTCCCAAAAAAGGATTTTTCGGTTAAAAACATTGAGTAAAGTGGCCTCTATGCGGTTGTGCTTATCGCCCTGCTGGTGCATAGGAATAGGAATATCCGTGCAATTGTTGTCCTCTGCGGTTTGCAGGATAACGGGTTCATAGACCACTTGCTGTGCCGCCGTAGCATCGTAAAAGGATAGCGGTGTGTAGCCTTTGGCTTTGTATTTCATTATCCAAGCAAAATGAGCGTCCATTGCCGCGTTGGTGCTGCACCTTTGGCAAAAGATTTCTAATACCGTGAGGCGCACGCCCTGTACGCCTATGAGTACCCCTGCCTTGTAGTCGCCGTTGGAAGTGTAGGATAAATCCCAATGTACAATAAAGCCGTCCCAAGCCTCGCTGTAGTGGACTTTCCGCTTAATGATTTGAGCGGTTTTGAAAAGCTTACCCTCCTCTATGGGGTTGTTGAAATCTTCCCTCTGGCTGGTGTAATAGTCGTCATCCATAATAATGTTGATGACCTCCTGCTTGGTATAGCGTTCTTTCCACGAAGGCTCCCAGTCTTTTACCTCCTGGCAGTTGTCGCGGGTGATGTTTTTCGTTGCCAAATCCACACGGGAAATATCCAAGTGTTTGCTATCCTTGAATTTATCCTTAATAAAATCAATTAATCCGCCTTTTACGATGTAGTTGTTGGGAACAATGAAGCGTCCGCGTTGCTTATGAAATGCTTTTTTGAGGTCGCCTGTAATCTTTTCCCCGTATTTCCGCACCATTTCGGGGCGTTTAGCTCTGTCTCTATCCTCGCAATCATCTATGCTGGCAAAGTCCGGACGAAAAGCCCCGAATCGTAAGCCTCTAAAAGGTTGGTTGAGTCCCAATGCCTTAAAAAACTTGCCGTCTTTGGTTTGAAACTCGCCGTCTGCCCAATCGCCGTAAGACACCTGCACGCCGAAATCTTTTATCAGCCTTTCGTTACTTTCCAACTGTACCTGCAAATCCGATAGTAAAAGCTTGGCTAAGCCCTCGTTTGCACCGATTAAAAGGGCGAAAAAAAGCTCGTTGTTTTCTTTAAGGTGCAAGATGTTACCGACATTGGTATGAATGGATTTTGCCGCACCTCTGTACCACATACGCAGCTGCCTGATAAACCTATCCTTAAACACCTTACTATAGCTTTCTTGGTGGAACGGTGCACAGGGGGCGTCTGCCAAAGGCAAACCGCTTTCTGCCCCGAAATAATAATCGAAAAAAGCATTATAGTTTTCGGGTTTCAGCAGGCGTTTAATCCGCGTCTGTTGTTCGTCGTCGGTTTCTTTGGTCAGCGTTCGAGAGGTTAGCTCCTTAATCATTTTGGAATTAAGGAAATACCGCTCTTTAGCCTCTTTGAGTTCTGTTTTAGTCATCGCTTAATAGTTGAGTGATGTATTCGTCGAAGTAAGGTCTTACGGCTTTGATTTGGTTCAGCAGTTCATCGCGTTTTTTACCAGTTGCCTTTCCTGCTTTTTCCAGCATAAAAGCACAGAAGTTGTCGATGCTTTCCATGGTATATACGGCTATCTTTTTGCTGTCGGTTATCCTATCAAAAGCCGCCACTATCTTGGCAATATCGTCTGCTTTGTAAGGCATAGGCTCGCCTTTTTCAATGGCTAAGGCACATTTAAGCGTAAGCCGCCGTATAGAGGTAGGTTTAAGCGTTTGCAGTTCTTTTTCTTCGTCCCAGTCTTCCTCCTCCCTCCATTTGCTGAGGGTTTTGACGCCTATTCCGATAATCTCGGATATATTGGTAATACTAAAGCCTTTGGAATATAGCTCTCGTCCTTGGCTTTTTTTATAATCTGCTTCTGCTGCTTTTAGTCGTGCCATTTAATTCGGTTTTAAATAAGGTTTAAAAGTCATTAAAGACGCTCGTTGTATTGTGCGTCAATGCTTAATTTACCGGTTTCGGTAAAGGCTATGTCTTTGACTTTCATTCCGTCGTATTCCAGGTTTTTTTTGGCTTCGATGAGAAAGTCAATCGCTTGTTCGGTGTTCAGTATATTTTCAATGCCCACGCCCAGCTCGGGATGTTCTTTATATTCCCCTTTCTGGGCTTGGACGATGTATTTGGCGTGTTGGTTGTCGGCAGTACCGGTGTGCCAGTCGCCGTTTTTTATGTCCAAATCATCGCTGTGAATGAAGTCTATCATCTGTTGTTAAATTATGCCGCAAAGTTCACCGATGTGGCTGTCCCTGCGAAATCTCCGTTTAAGGATTGAGGAAAAAACCTTAAACATTGAGGAAATTTCCTTAATGGTTAACTGCCGATTTTTCAGAGCCGCGCACAGCCCCCAACTTTGCGGCAAGAAAAAACGAGAAATGAGCCAAAAGACTTACACATTCATCGCAAGCACAGATGCTGTAAATTCATACGGATATAGGATTTTGACCGAGGGCATAGATACCACTCAATTTGAAAAGAATCCGGTTATTCTCTATATGCACAATCGCTTTGGCAACCCTGTGCCTACGGGCGAGGAGGTTATAGGTCGCGCAGTAGCCTTGAAAAAAGAAGCGGGCAAACTATTAGTGGATATAGAATTTGACAGTGGAAGCTCTTTTGCCAAGAGTATAGAGGGCAAAGTAGAGCGTGGCTTTATCAAGATGGCGAGCATAGGGGCAGATATTTTAGCCACAAGCTCCGAGCCCGAAATGATAATGCCCGGACAGACGATGGAAACCGTAACGGCGGCAAAGCTCACGGAAATATCTATCGTGGATATTGGCGGAAATGATGATGCTATACGCCTTTGCCGAGATGGTATTCCTGCAAAATTGAAACTTTTATCAAATAATAATAAATCTATGAATCAAACTATTTTATTAAGTGTTGCATTGGCTTTGGGATTAGCCGCCGACACAAAAGAGGACGGCATACTGAATGCCATTAGAGATTTGAAATTATCGAAAGACCAGGCGGAGAAGTCTGCGAAAGAATGGAAAGCGAAATATATGACCGTCCAAAATGCAAAAGCGGAAAGCATCGTAAATGAAGCCGTAACCTTGGGGATTATCCCGGAGAATTTGAAATCGGTACAGTTGGGGTTGCTTCAATCCAATTATGAGGAAACAGCACCGAAGTTTGAAGAGGCTATCAAATTAGCTAAAGAAACGAAAATAAAGCAAGATGTCGGAAAGGCGCTTAATGAAGCCATCAACCTTGCAAAAAACAGTGGAAAACCGAGCGGAGACAGCAAAGAGACTTTTGACTATATGCAAAGGTACGATGTAGCGAAGCTCCGTAAAATCAAAGAAACAGAACCCGAAAAATACGCGCAATTGGCAAAAGATTACGCTGCCGGCGTGAGGTATCAATCTAACAAATAAACACTAAAAAAAACACTAAACATGGCATTACAAAAAGAAATTTGGGTACAAGGCATTAAAGAAAATCCGGTACCGTCTAATTCATTCTTAGCGGCATCGGTAGATATGTCGCAATATGTTAGCAATAATAAACTGCACCTTGCAGAAGCCGGTATCAGTCCGGATGTTCACGAGGATTATTTCGCGACCTCCGACGACCCGCTACCCATCAAGGATATTAAGGATATTCCTAACGAGGTAGTACTCAAAACATACAGCACCGACCAAACAAGGCACAAAGAACTGCAAGAGGTAGAGCTGCAATATAACAGAAGAAATAGCATTATCAACCGCCATCGTAAAGCTTTGGCTGTAGATCTTGGTAAACGCGCCGCTTGGGCTTGGGCACCTCAACAAGATAACGAGCTTAACAAGATTTTCAACTTAGGGGCAACCGACAGCGTGATAGATGCTATCATTGACGCGAAAGCCTTTTTTGAGGGTGTGGATATATTGGACGGCGTGAATATCTGCCTCAACGCGGAACATTTGGCACGAATGAGAAAAGAAGACAAACGCCTATATAAAGAGGTTTTGAACGAAAAACAGCTTTACGGTATTAAGGTATTTCAATACAGCCAAAACCCTGTATATACGTCTGCCGGCGTAAAAAAGCCTTTCGGTGCGACCAAAGAAGCAACGGATAAAAGAGCGTCATTCATTTGGGTATCCGATGAAGTGTTCAGATGCTATGGCGATGTGGAAATGTATGCTAATTTAAGAGATTCCGGAACGCAGGCCGATACGATTTCTTTTGCACAAAGAGCGTTAGTGGGTGTTATCAGAGCGAACAATCCGAAATATGCGTGTGCTATCCTTTAACCTAAAAAATAAATAAATGGAAAAGAGATATATAGATACGATGAACGAGAGGGCGGAGCAGTACATAAGCTCGCACCGCAATGTGAAAAAGCTCTACGGCACAGAAGACGGATTTTTGTTTGAAAAGAAAGCCGATGCCGAAGCACACGCTAAAACACTAAGCTCAAAAGAGCTGGCGGAATACACCGAAAAAAAAGCGGAAAACAAAGGAAATAATGCAGCTCCTGAAACACCACAGACGCTTTCTGAAAAACCAAAAGGAGCTGTCAAAAAACAATAGACTATGGGACTACCAAGAATTACATTTAACATTGCTAAAAATGGTTTAGGGCTACTCACGGCGGATATTCAAAAAACGCCCGGTATGGTGCTTACCGGTAAAACCGTAAGCGGAAAAATCACGCTGGGCGAAAGCCGCCAGTTCTTCTCTTTGGAGGACGCCAAAGATGCCGGTATTACTGCAGACGGTAACGCGTTTGCCTACAAGCATATTAAAGCCTTTTACGACTATGCAGGCAAAGGGGCAGAGCTTTGGGTGATGCTCGTTTCCGATGCGACCACAATGGTGCAAATGGCAGACAAAGAGCAAAACTTTGCTAAAAAATTATTGAACGATGCCGGCGGCAAAATACGCGTACTGGGTATTGCCAAAGAAAGTAAAGGCACCGAAACCATTGCCAACGGATTGGACGAGGATGTGGATGCCTCAGCGGTAAAACTGCAAGCCTTAGCCCAAGAATTTGAAAAGAAATATTTCCCATTCAGAGGGCTTATTTCCGGGAACAATTTCAGCGGTACGGTAAGCGAGTTAAAAGACTACCGAACCACCGAACTCAACAAAGTTTCTATTCTAATCGCCAATACCGACGGCGCAAAAGACGCCTGCATTGGTTTGGCATTGGGAAGACTGGCAAGCATACCCGTGCAACGAAATATCGGACGCGTGAAAGACGGTGCGGTAGAGCAGGTAAACGCCTATTTTACCAACGGAGCAAAAGTAGAAAGCCTTGCAGATGCCTGGGATAATATAGCGGACAAAAACTATATCTTCTTGAGAAGCTTTGCCGGAAAAGCGGGATTTTTCTTTACCGACGATCCTACGCTTACCGTGCCAACCGACGACTTTAAGAGCTTGGCAAACGGCTTCGTAATGGACAAAGCCGTGATTATCGCCTACAATACCCTTGTAGAGAAATTGGGCGACGAAATTCCGGTATCGCAAGACGGTAGCATTCATCCTGCCATTATCAAAAGCTGGCAGAATGAAGTGGAAAGCAATATCAACGGTAATATGACGGCGAAAGGAGAGCTAAGCAGATGCCAGGTGTATATTGATGAGAGACAGGATGTGATACGTACGGGCGAGCTGGTGGTACAAATAAAGCTGCAGCCGGTGGGATACGCGAAATTCATCACTGTAAACATAGGTTTCACAACTAAAACAGACGCATAATTATGGCAACATTTGACAGTAAACAATATGGCTGGTGTAAACTTACCGTAGCCTTCGGCGGCAGAATCATCGACGGCATTACGGAAGTGGAATACACCGAGAAACAAGAAAAAGACTACCTCTTTGGGCGTGGTTGCTCACCACACGGCGTGCTAAGAGGGCACAGAACCTACGAGGGAAAACTATCCTTATGGCAAAGCGAACTGGAGGCAATGACCCGCGATGCTCCGGATAAGGATGTGATGAAGCTCAACTTTGACATCATCATTGCCTATGTTCCCGATGATGCAGAGGGGCAAGTGGTAACCGATATTCTGAAAGGCTGCGAGTTTAGCGAAGTGAAAAAATCGATGAAGCAAGGCGACAAAAATATGATTGTAGAACTACCCATTATGATAACTAAAATTTTAAGACAACAATAAAATGAAAGAAAAAGTAACACAAGCACAAATAGACGCGTGGAAAGCGAAATACCCGCAAGGGATTTTTAAACTCTCGTTTGAGGACGGCAAGGAGCTTTACCTCAGAAAGCCAGACAGAAAAACAATGAGCTATGCTATGACAAAACTACAAACCGACCCATTGGGATACTCTGAAACGATATTGAAAAATTGTACTATCGGTGGAGATACAGAGGTTATTAATGATGATAGCTATTTCTTTTCTGCAAGTACACAACTGGAGCAGATGATGGAGATGAAAGTGGCAGAGCTAAAAAAGCTTTAGACGCCTATGACGGTAAGGAAGAAAATAATCCGATAGCCTACAACAATACGCTTTTGGAGTATTATTTAGGAATTAATCCGGACAGCCTTACCGACGAAGAATGGGCGGAGAAAATAGCGATACTCAACAATATTAGAGAGCAGGAGGCAAAGGCGAGTGGGCTTTAGTTTTTCGAGATTTGATAATTCTGTAAATATTAAAGATAAGTGCAGAAACTAAAATTTGGATAAACAAAGCCCACCAAAAGCCCTCCCAACCCTCGAAGTAGAGTAATCCAAACTCAAGGAACAGGCAAGGAAGCTGTATAAGTGCTGCCCACCAATGCGTGGCAGCTACTTTGCCACCTTGCAACATAAAGCCTAAGCCCACGATAGTAATCATATAACTCGCTTTTAATAAAAAAAGAACGCAAACCACTAATAAGAAAAGCCCTAATAAGGCACCAAATACTAAGAAAAGTCCATATAAAAATGATAAAACCATGAGTTACTCTTTTTCGTTATTTCTTAAAGATTACGCGTCTTCTGCATTAATGAAGATTAGTAACAGTGTCAGCAATTTTGATTCCAATCTTCGGAGAAGCCAAACAAATTTACAAAATAAATTTGATAAGTCTACTAAGTCTATCAATGAGTTAAATGAGCGGCTTAATGTTTTGAATCGTCAAAGAACGGCGAGTACTTCTATTAATGATATTCGTCGTTTGAAAACAGAAATTAACAAAACCGAACACGAGCTAAAAAAGCTGGAGAATCTTCCGCCTAAAGGTTTAGGAGAACGGCTAAGAAGTATTGGCGGACAAATGGGTGGGCTTATTGGGCTTGCCGGAGGCTTCAGTATTGCTATGGCAGGTATTGGTGCAGTAAGATCTTTGTTTGAAAAAGGTGTGGAGTTAGAACAAACCAATACAAAATTTGAGGTGCTTTTAGGTTCTGCAGATAATGCTAAAAAGATGCTTTCCGATCTGAATAACTATGCTAATCTAACACCCTATTCTAACGATGCTATTATTAAAAATTCCGAGCTAATGCTTTCTTTCGGAATTGCACAGGATAAGATTATGCCTAATATGAAAATGCTGGGCGATATAGCGATGGGTAACGAAGAAAAACTCGGAGGGTTGTCTTTGGCTTATTCACAAGTCATGAGTACAGGAAAACTAATGGGGCAGGATTTGTTACAAATGATTAACCAAGGCTTCAATCCATTACAGGTAATCAGCAAGAATACCGGCATCTCTATGGGCGACCTCAAAAAGAAAATGGAAGAGGGGGCTATTTCAGCAGATATGGTTTCTGAAGCTTTTCGCCTGGCAACGAGCGAGGGAGGCTTATACTACGGTATGGCAGATAAAATGGCACAGACAGCAGGCGGAAAATGGAGTACCTTTTTAGGAACACTCAAAAATGTAGTTATGCGTATAGGTTTAAAGTTTGCCGAATGGATAAAACCTATTTTTGATATAGGAACTGCATTTGTTGAAAAAATTATTCCTTTCGGTAAATGGGTAATCGGCTTTTTACCCAGCCTTAGCACTTTTAAAATCATAATGCAGGGACTTGGAATAGTTGCACTTGCGGTGGGCGGCTATATGCTATTCACCAATGCGGCTACTATTGGATGGTCTATTACATTGGGTATTTTAGAGGGGGTAATTTGGCTGGTAGAGGCAGCACAATGGGCTTGGAATATAGCTATGAGCTTAAATCCGATAGGGCTTGTGATAGCAGGCATTATTGCCTTTGCCGGAGTAGTGGTTCTTCTTTGGAATAAGCTCGCGGGGTTTCGCGGTGCTATTCTTGGGGTATGGGAAGTCTTAAAAGGCTTTGGAGCAATGATAAAAAACTATATAATAAATCGACTTAAAGAGCTTCTTAGCGGTATTACCGGAATAGGACAGGCGTTGATAGCTTTTTTTAGTGGGGATTTCAAAAAAGCGTGGAGTATCGGAGAAAAAGCGGGTAAAAATCTTTTAGGGTTTGACTCAAAACAAAAATTAATAGAGGATGGAAAAAACGCTTTCAATAGCTTTAATAAAGGGTGGGCAGACGGACACGCTAAAGCTGTTAAAACCGATAATAAAAAAGGAACATCGGGTGCAAGCACTGGCGTAACACAACAGCCTAAGAGCAGTATATTCGCAAGCCTTACTAAGACTAATGGAGGTACAGGAAAAGGGGAAAAAGGAAAAGGTGGAAAACACAGAGGCGGTTTAGGAGACAAAAGTAAGGGTATCATCTCCGGCGGCTCGAAGCAAACCCATATCGTCGTGAATATCGGAAAGCTGCAAGACCAAACGATAATCAAGGTGGACAGCACGGAAAAAGGATTGAGCAGCCTCGGCGACAGGGTGCAAGAGATTTTATTAAGAGCGGTAAATAGTGTAAACCAAATGCAAACAGCGTAATGGAAATAGACATCAAAGAACTTACGGCAAAAGCGTTTTTCAGCTATGTAGGACCGGCATTTCCGCTATGGTGGGAACGCAACAAAACAAAATTTGTTTTGCCAAGCCTCAACCGCATTGGTGCGGCACTTTTGAACGGACAGCCTTATTTTCAAATGCTGAAAGTGCAGGACTTGAAAAGCGGGGAAATTTTTGATTTTCCGAACGAGCCGCTTATCACTTTAAGCCTTACCAAAACCATAGTAGAAACCGCTACGGTGGGTAAAGAAAGACGAGGAACCGTTAAGGAATACATCTGCACGGAAGACTATCAACTGACAATTAAAGGGCTTTGTATGAACGAAGACCCCGAGCGGAGGGAAGAATACCCTACAAAGCAAGTGCAAACCTTACAACGCCTCTTTGAAATCAACAACAGGCTGGAGGTACTTTCCAATCCGTTTTTAGCCCTTTTCGGCATTAAAAGCATTGTCCTGAAAGACATTCAATGGGAGGAAATGGCAGGCGAGCAAGGCTTGCAAAAATACAGCATCACGGCGGTAAGTGATAACGACTTTTACGCCGACCAAAACGAGAAAAAAAGAGTGTTAAGCTAATGTTTATTTTGAAAGGACATATCACGATAGGCGGCTACGATTTTAAAGCCATTTCAGAAGTGGAAATCACCCATTCGGTGGACGATCTTTCGGATACGGCAACTATTAAGATGCCGGCTAAATTCAAGGTAAGGCAGACCGGAGAAGAAAAATACACCGAAGAGGCAATAAAAGTAGGCGACAAAGTAAGCATTACGCTGGGCTATGAGGATGTGTATGAAAGTGTGGAATTTAACGGCTTCGTCGCAAGCATAGGCAGCAAAATACCTCTTGAAATCAAATGCGAAGATGCTATCTGGAAATTGAGGAGGAAAAACATTACCAAAGCCTTTGGAAAGGTAACGCTAAAAAGTGTTTTATCCGAATTAGTAAGCGGTACGGGGGTAGAGCTGGCAGATAATATTCCGAACTACACTTTTGACAAGCTTATCATCAAAGACGCCAACGGAGCAAAAGTATTAGAGGATTTGAAAAAGAACCATTGTCTGACGGCATTTATTAACGATGAGGGCAAGCTGTATGTAGGGCTGCAACTGGTAACGAATATAGGGCAAAGCGTGGTGTACGACTTGAATTACAACATCGTGGAGAATAACCTGGAGTACAAAACAGCGGAGCAAAAAAAGATTAAGGTAAAATATACCTATATCGCCAAAGACAACAAACGCACCACGGTGGAAGTGGGCGACGATGGCGGAGAGCAAAGAACTTTTACAACTTCGATAGTAAGCGATGAAAACAAGCTAAGAGAAATGGCAAAGGCGGAATTGAAAAAACTAAAATACGACGGTTTTGAGGGTTCGGTAAAATCTTTTCTTGTACCCTATGCTACACGCGGAATGACGGCAGTGATAAAAGACAAAGAGCATCTTAACCGAGAGGGAAAATATTTTATTAAAAAAGTAGTAACCAGCTTTGGCGACAGCGGTGCCAGGCGAACGATACATATAAGCAATAAACTATGAGCAAAGCATTACAAGACGCCCTTAGGGCATTAGGCAAAAGAGGAGTGGATACCTTTCCGGCACAAGTGGTAAGCGTGGATAAAAACGCAGGCACTTGCACCGTGAACGACGGCGTGCTGGATTATACCGATGTAAGGCTTAGTGCCGGCATCGAAGCCGGAGCTAAAAGGTATTTTATCTTTCCAAAGGTAGGCAGTTGGGTATTGGTGTCGCCTATACAAGAGGATTTGCACAATCTTTACGTGGAAGCCGTGTCGGAAGTAGAAAGCATAGAATTAAAAATAGAGGGCGTAGAGCTTGGCATTAACCCCGACGGCTTTTTGCTCAAAAAAGAAAACGAAACCCTCAAAACCCTGATGGTGGATTTATTAGAAGCGATAAAACGAATGAAGTTCACGACGAATATGGGACCAACGATAAAACTCATCAATGAGGCGGAATTTACCGCCATTGAAAACCGATTTAAAACCTTTTTAAAAGATAATTAAGCCGAAAAAAAACAAAGAATAATGCTAAATAAAGAACAACTGAAAAACGAGATAAAAGCCGCTTTCTTGGCGGAGCAAACAGAAGAAAGGGATTACAATGCATCGCTTGAGCGTATATGCACGCGTATAGCCAATGCCATAGATACCTTCGTAAAAAGCGGTGTAGTAACCGTGCAGGCGGGCATACCGGTAAGCACAGCGGGAAACGCTATATCCCAAACAGGAGCGACCACAAGCACGGGAACAGGAACAATAAGCTAAAACAATGAAAAAGATAGTACTACATAACCAGTCCTTATTAGACTTCTGTCTGCAACACACGGGGAGCATTGCCGGTGTGTTTGAACTGGCACAGGCTAA